TGCAATAGCAGATCCACATCCAAATGTCTTGAACTTTGCATCAACAATTCTGTTATCTTCAACTCTAATTTGAAGTTTCATAACATCCCCACATTCGGGTGCGCCAACTAATCCTGTTCCAACATCGTCAGCATCTTTATTTAGTGATCCCACATTTCTGGGATTATTGAAATGATCTATTACGTGTTCATTGTATGCCATAATTTTATCCTATTAAATGACCTGAAAAATGTGCATGACCGCCACTTGTATAATAAGTTCCCGTTCCTTCAATTTTTGCTTGTATATAATCTCCTGCCGACAACGATACGTGACCATGCCATCCTAATGTCTGTTGAGAAGTCAAAGGTCCTCTCGACATAGGATAACTAGAATTATAACCCGCTCCATTCTTTGAACACCAAAACGTAACAAAACCTGTTGATGCACTTGGATATTCTAAAAAACTTGCGCTAAAAAAATATTTACCATCTATAGGTGCTGTAAATGTATACGTTGTAGGGTCATAATGTCCGCCAACATTATCCACGATTTGATTGTATGGTACAACGGTCGCTGAATTAAATGATGTGCCACCTGAATTTCCATAACTGGAAAATAAAATTACAGTTGGATTCTGAATCCACCCACTCTCATTCAATCCCCACAACTTATTAGCACCATTATAGATAGAAAATTGTCCACTATTAGGATATCCAGTATATCCCGCATCCTCTGCTTTTAAGGTCCATGTTTGATTGGTTGATTTGAAGTTAAGTTCTGTTGTTGGCATTTTTAATCCAAATCATTTGTTATATCTTTAATTTTTTCTATTTGTTTAGTAATTATTGATTCACGATTTGGCCAATATATATAATCTTTTTCAGGATTTTTCATTAAATTATATAATAAAGGTAATATTAATTTTTCTATTTCTTGCATGTCTTCACGGTATTTTTCTTCTAAATATTCTTTCTTATAACTTAATTCTTTAATCGCAGTATCAATTTTTTTCTCTAAATTAACTATACTCTCTGATTTTGTTTCAATTTCAACTATTTTTTGTTCTACTTCTGCAGTTTTTGCCTTATACTCCTCATCATCAACTGCCGAAAATCCAAAATCAAAATCTGAATATTCTTCTGGTATTGTTGCCATCTACTCCTTTAACTTAAAAAATCCATACTTACATAACCAATAAGAATCAACAATATCAGAGATAGGATTTTTATCTTTTTTTATGTTAAACTCTTTTTCTAAATCTCTTTTTGTGTCAATTAAAAAACTATCGTACATCTTCTCTTTATTAGCATTGCCTTTACCAGTAGCGAATTTTTTAATTACGGTAGGAGGTATCATAAAATATTTTAAACCGACAGTAGTTAACATATTTTTTAATATTGCCATATTTTCTGCTATATTAAAAACTTTTCCGGTTGCCGCATAAGCATAATCTTCTATAAAAACAAATTCCGGTCGCCTATTATGCAATACTATTCTATCAAAAACCCATTCAGACAATTTATTATATCTCTTGATGTCTCCATCATAAATCGGATAAAGTTTAATATCTATACCGGAGATGGAGGACCACCTGATCCTCTGTCGTTCATTACTAGCCAAACAACTATGACTAATAATGCCCATATTATAATTCCAATCAGTTCCATAAAACTCCGTTAGTGCCGGACTTGTCAATGAATAATCAATTCCTACAATATACAATTTTTAATTATCCCAATTATCATCTTCATCACTTTCAACTAATTCTATTATCTCACCGCAAAAAGCACAATATTCAGGTCTTTGAGTATCATTTTCATACAATATCTCATAATTTTTTGAACAGAAATGACAATCTATTTTTATACTATTTTCCATTATTTTTTATCACTTTCTATTTCCTTATATTTGTTAATAATTTTAAAAGCAAATTTAATTCCATCCTGATAACACTTTAATTTTATAGGCATTGTCATGAATTCTACATCAGGTCGAGGATGATTTTTAATATCAGTTATAGTATATTCAACTTTTTCTATCTCATCCTTTAATACAAAAAGAATTTCATTCATCATCAAATTTAAAATTTTTTTGTGTGGTTCTACTTCTTGCTTTGAATTTAATTTCTCTTTTGATATTTTCGTCATATATATTCCAATTCATAATTTCATCTATTGTTCTTCCACATCCCACACAAATTTTATCGTCACTTAATTTGCAAACTTTAATGCAGGGACTTAATTCTATCATATATTATTATTATTTATTTCAAATTGTTAAGGTATCGATTTTATATTCTTGAGTCGAACAATCCCAGGGTCTTCCTCTAGGATTATTTAGAAATTGGACTTCAAATTCAGTTATACATTTTTTCACATGACAATGACCATTAATCCATACTTTAATTTTTTTGTATTGTGCTACCAAATTCATCATATGACTATTACCAAATAATCCTCTAATATCCTCACCTGTGAAATATGTATTCACCGTAGTTTTAGTATTACATGCCGTGTGTGTAACTACTATTATTTTTTTTACTTTATCGTATATATGATTAATATTTTTCTTTAAAGAATTATAATCATTTATTGCTAATTTGTTAAAAAAATAATATATCAAATCAGAATCAACTTTATATTTAACATGTTCAAACTCATGCCAAGTTTTACTATTTGTTGATAACCAGTCTATACAAAATTTCGCATCACAACCAGAAAAGTCAAAAGTCCACCAACCACATACTCCTACAATACCTATGTCATTTATTATAACAGGACTATCGGGTAAAAAATGAACATTATTTAATTCTTTACAAATATTTCTTATATTGTCTTTTTGTTCCTGATAAGCAAATCTCATGGTAGCATATTCATGATTACCATCCACATAATATATTTTTTGATATAGATTACTTAATGCTTTTAATGTATATTTTATATCATCATATTTATCAGCAACATCTCCCGCAATAATTAAATGATCACTCTTTTTTGTTTTTTTCCAATTTAAATCATCATCCCAGGTATCCATATGGATATCACTGATATAATCTATTTGCATGAATTTATTTTTCTAAAAATTCCTCTAATTCATCATATCCCCCAATATATTCTCCGTCCATAAAAATTTGAGGAACTGATGTTGATTTTGTAACGCCCATGACTTTGCCGAATAGCTTTTTATCTGCTTGTATAAACATATATTGTATATTTTTTTCTCTCAACAATTCTTTTGCCTGTTCACATGATGGACATTTAGGATATGTAAAATGTCCTATAATGTAATTACCTTCACTAAAATCCAATTCATGTTTAATCATTTTTCTCCTTTACTTCATTATTTAAATATTTTAAAAAACTTCTTCCCATCACCAAAAAATCAGATCCTTTTTCAAATGCTTCAGTTGGTGTAGTTACTCTGACTTGATCACCCAATAAATCATCTTTAAATCTAATTCCTGGTGTAATTTTTTTTAACTTTGTTTTTTTAAACATTTTAATATCTTTAGCTGAACATATCATTCCCCAAAAACCATATTTTTCCATCATCCATAAACTTCTTTCATACATATCACCAATTTGTTGTTTATGTATAAAGTATGGATCATTATGGTCCCAACTTGTTAACACAGTTACACCTAATAATTTAATATCTTCTGCATATTGTGATATTGCTTCCATTGATTTAATATTATTATTCATATTAATTGTCACCATATCAGCGCCAGTATCTATCAAATTTTCGATAACTTTACACATAGTATTCGGTATATCATACAATTTATAATCACAAAAAATATTTCGATGATTTTTACCAATGTGTGAATACAAAATATGGTTTACTTTAAAAGAGTGTACTTTGTATTTCCATTTTTGTATTATTTGTTCTGCGGTTTCTGGAGTGTGTTCGTCTAGAGATACTATAGTTTTTTCTAAAATTTCATCATCATTCATAGGACGTATTTATAACATTTGATTTTGGTGGTTCTGACACAGGAATATATTGATTTTTTGTATCTATTGATCCAATAGATTCTATTTTTATTTGTCTTATATCACCTGCAATTGTTTTTATACTTTCTTTGACATAGTTAAGTTCAGTTTCAATTTTAGCTGTAGAAACTTTTAAATTAGAAATTTCGACCAATGACCAACCAACTAGACCGATGATAGATGTCACGAACAACGGTTCGATTGATTTCCAATCCATATTTTCCTTTATAATTCTGGCAATATAATTTTAAAATTCTATTATATTTATGTATCAGGGTTTCCGAAAAAACCCTGATGAAAAAATTATAAATCTACGACTTCACAACCTCCAGATGAAGAACTACATGCCAATTCTTGAGATCCAACCGTAAAATCTTCTTTCTCAAATTCAGCAAGTTTAGTCCAATCAACGTTCTTAGGCATTGTATCTAGAGCATTTAAATATTCCTCTTCTGTACAATCTTGATATGGTGCTTGGCGATATGTATGTTCACTAAAAGGTAGGAAAGAAATTCCTGAAATTCTATCAAAATGATTATAAACCCAAGATCCTACTTCCGGCCATTCATCTTCTTTAACAGAAATAGTAACAGAAGGTTTATGTTCACACCAATGCGTCTGATATGCCAGCCACAATTCCATCTGTTCAATGGCAGTCATATCGTTTCTCATAACACATCCTTCAGGAGATTTCATTGGAAATGAAAATACTGTTGTATGCTGTGGTTTCATTACATCTGGTTCATTAGGAAATTCCGCATCTTTCATAAATTTACACAACGGATCTTTATTGTCTGCTCTAACAGTTCTGATGTAATAATCATTGTGTCTTGCATGAATTCCAGATGCACTATCAACTAATTGTGATACTGTGCCTGATGGTTTTACACATGTAATTGCGGCAGACTGATTAATACCCAATTTTTCCGCCCATTCTTTATTTGTTTGTACGGCAACTTCTCTCAACTCTTCAAGTGCCTCTGTCAATTTTTTCTTACCTTTTTTTCCATTAGTAAGATCATTATCCATGATGCCAGTTAAACTAACACCCAAGAGTCTTTCTTCATCACAGTTGCGCTTCCATTCTTTACTGAGATATTTGTAATTTGTCAATGTTGATTGAAACGTTCCTAAAATTGTTGCAACTTTTACTTTATTTTTCAATGATTCTAAGTTATCAGTTTTTCGAATTACAACCTCGGATAAATTGCAAAATTCTCTTGATCTAAGGATAATTTCCGAACATGGGTTGGTTCCGAAATCAGATCTAGGTTCTCGTCTTTGTTCTTCATCAACATTTAAAGATTCTACTTGTTTCATCGCAGACATTGCATTATATATGCCCCTTTCTCCAGATTTTGAATCATAAAGGGCGAGCCACTCTCGCATGAAAGTTCCAACGTCTGGTTTTTCTTTATAACTAACGCTGTTGTTTGCGAGAGCTCTTTGGGCATTTTGTTCCCACCAATTTCCTGACTTAGCGTGACGCATTTGCTCATCTGTAAGATCACTAAGACTAATAAGAGCAGACCTCCTAACACCTCCAACCACCACAATTTCAGCAATTTTACATACGATGTCGTGTGCTTCGATGCATTTAAGTTTTCTTCCTGCGGCATTTTTAAATATCTCCGTAATAAAACGGAACAAGTCTTGTAAAGGTTCTGGTCCTGATGCTCTTCCTCCAAATGTTTTTAGAGGAGTGCCTGCCGGACGAACCTTTGACACATCCCACTGAGGAACTAATCCATCGTAAAGAAGTGAAATTAATTCCCTCAATGCCTTTGCCCAACCTAATTTACTATCTGCCACTACAATACAGGTATCGGTAGGAAAAAATTCCTCTGCTATCACTGGGAGTTTATCTACATAATTTTTCTCAACACTAAAACCGACCCCAGTTCCGTTCATCAAAACATAAAGTATTTCATCAAAAGAACGTGGAGAATCGATTTTTACATAAGAGCAATTATATCCTGCAACATTTTCTTTTTTTAACGCTTCACCTGCTGTCATTAAACACCTCATTGAAGGCATAACCTTCAATTCTCTGACAGCTTGCTCTAACTCTGTTCTTGTTCCGTTTTCTAGTTTGTAATTGTGATTTTCATCCAAATGTTCAGCAAAAAATTTAAAGTATCTTTCAACTGTTTCTTCCCATGTTTCTCTTCTATTTAAAGTGTAGTTCCATCTAGCATAACGGGATAAGTGAATGAATCTCTGATATTCGGTCGGTAATGGCATTGTTTTAACTCCTTAACAATAATAAATTTTTAGTGACTTTTTATTTATAAATCTGAAATTTTATTCTTAAATTCTTTTAATTCTCTTTTGGAAATTCCAAATTCTTCACATAATATTTTTTCCGCATTTTTTAGTGTTGCTTTAGGCTCTTCTAGGGTTTTATCTTGGGTTAATTTATCATAATAACCATCGATTATGTAATCTTCCCAAGATTCTTTTTGAGAAAAATCTCCAATAATCCATTCTCTCAAAAATTTCATCTCCGCACCACTAAATGTTACAGAATTTAAAACATAATCCTCAAATGCTTCACATGACAAAGGAAAATGAGGTTTTACCAATTCATACATAGCATTCGCAAAATCACGAATTTCCTCCTGAGCATGATTATCAGTTCTCAATTTTATCATATGTAAAAAATTATGCAAATCTGATTTCCAAATAACTTCGGTATAATTTGAAACAGGTAAAATAGTTCTCGCAAGTTCTCTAGCAACTCCTTTAAAATTTTCGTCAAAACCATCGGTTGGTTGAGGATCTACAATTCTTTTATAAGTATGATGCGCCATATCATTCACAGCAGACATGGATCCTAATACAAGATTTTTATTAAAATCATTCACCTCATCACCTCTTCCCTGATTGTTAAAAGGCGACTGTTCATTAACTGACGATTCTGAAGGTAAATAAAAATCATCACTCATGATAGAATATCTTCCAGAATATTCGTTGATATTTGCGGTTCTGTGGCGCACCATCTGTCTCATGACAAAAATAGGCATTTTCAAATGAAATCGAACCTCAGCCATCTCAAAAGGAGATGTATGTTTATTTCTCATCAAATAGCGTATCAAATTTCTAATCTCACTAGTTTTTCTAGTTCCTTCACCATAACTAATTCTAGCAGATTCTTCGATTGTTTGATCAGAACCCATAACTTCTAATAGCTTAACAAATCCATGTTTATGTACGCTTTTTTCACCCAATACACTCATTTATTAACTCCCATATCTTTACGAATTTTTGTTGCGGAAATATCATGTATTTCTTTTGGAGGAACATGTTCTGTAAATGAATATCCAACACCACGTCCATAAGAAATATCAACTATATTCGGCACTTCAGTGATTAGATATTTTCCTTTAAAATCATTTTTCAAATCTTCATGTATCATCTTTTTGGCAGCAGAAAAATCAAAAACATTTTCTCCAACACCTGAAACATCACGAATCATAATATTAACTTGTCCAGTTTTTTCTAATGCTTGTTCAAATAACCATCTATGACCCTTATGCCAAGGTTGCCATCTGCCTAACATCTGTACCGTAGGATGTTGATTATTCCATTTATTAGGATATTTCTTTTCTTTAATTTTTTTCATGATAAAAGATGTCAATTTTGGAGCTTCTACCTCACATTTTTGTTGACTAACAACATAATCCGGATTTTTAGGTGCTTCAAATAGTTTATTTGTGTCCTCAAAACGTCCAGATTGAATAGTGTTAACCCAAACAATTAAATCTCCTTTAAAAGTAGTTCTCAAATCTTCAGTAGGACAAACAAAATCACAAATTGCTATTTTGTTCGAATTAACTGATTCATTCGAAAGTGTAGACATCCTTATCGCCTGCCTCGTTCTACCTTCATCAGAAAAATCCCAATCATCATATTTTTTTCTAATTTCATCTGCATTAAAATGGTCGAAAGAAAGATGTTTTTTTAATTCTTCAACCAATGTTGTTTTACCAGAACCTGGTAAACCCATTATTAAAATTTTTAACATGTTAAACCTTAAACATTACAAGTTTCATTGCAACATCGGCCATTATTACTCCTGTAAAACTTTGTTAAAAATATAATCTACATTCTTTGTGTATTGTGTTAAACCAAAATATTCGTTTAATTCTTCTTTTGAAAATAAGTCTTTACTCATTATTGCATATCTAAAATTATCAGTGTTATTATGAGCTGCTTCTTGTACAATCTTGTACGCATCTTCTCGTGTCATACCTTTATCAATCAGTGCAAGCAAGATACGTTGTGAAAAGAATGTTCCTCCTTGTGACCAAACATTGTCTCGCATACGATCAGTATTTACATACATACGGTTAACAACATCTGTTAAACGATCCAATGCAAAACTTAGATGTGTAAACGTATCAGGTAGTGCAATACGTTCTAAACTGCTGTGGCTAATATCTCGTTCGTGCCATAGTGCTACGTTCTCCATAGCCGGTGTCAAACTCATACGGACTGCCCTAGCTAATCCTGTTAAATTTTCTGTTAGTATAGGATTTTTCTTGTGCGGCATTGCACTAGATCCCTTTTGTCCAGGCGTAAAGCTTTCAATTACCTCGCCTACCTCCGTCCGTTGTAGATGTCTAATTTCTACTGCTAGTCTTTCAATGCAACTTGCCGTGATACTTAAATGACTGAATAACAGTGCTAGCCTATCTCTAGGTACGACCTGTGTTGCGATATCTTCTGCAGGAATTCCTAGTTTGCTCGAGAGTGTAGTTTCTACCTGCGGATCAATCATACTATATGTACCAATTGCACCACTGCATTTAATCCTTACCATTTCGGGCAAGTCTCTCCAAAGTGCTTTAGCACATCGATCAAAACCTGCATAATGTGTAAGCAGTTTTAATCCAAATGTCATTGGCTCTGCGTGTACACCATGTGACCTACCCATACAAATTGTTTGTTTATATAGGACAGCTTTTTCTTTTATTGCAGCTTTGAGATCAGACAGTCTATTAAGGATTAACAAGATAGATCTTTTCGTTAAAATTGCTTGTGCAGTGTCTATAAGATCTTGGCTTGTCATTCCGTAATGTATGTGTTTCGCAGGCTCACCTATTACATTACTTAAATGTGTTAAGAATGCAATAATGTCATGTTTTGTAACACGTTCAATTTCTTCAATCTTAGCTACAAAATCTCCTGCAAAACATGCTTCACGTAAGCTTTCCATCGTCTTAGGAGTATCATAAGGAATTTTACCTAGGTCTGCATAAATTTCACAAACTTTATGTTCAACTTCAAACCAAGTTTCATATTTTTCTTGCTCACTCCATATAGCAGCCATTTCCTGATCTGTATATCTATTGTGCATTTATCCTCGTTAATCCATAAGGTGTTGGGTACTTGCCTGTAATACAAGCAGTGCATAATTGATTTTCTTTTTTCCTAATGCTGTTCATAAGCCCTTCCAAAGTAAGATAATGCAGACTATCAGCATTAAAATCGTCAGCATTAGGGGCAGTGCTTCCTGCATATAACTCCTGTTCTGTTGGAAAATCTATACCATAATAACATGGCTTGATAATAGGTGGACATCCTATCCGTATGTGTACTTCTCTAACTTCGCACCAATCTTTTAGTATTGCTACTAATTCCTTTAATGTGCTACCTCTTACTATGCTGTCATCAACTAGGAACACTGTTTTACCTTTAAGTACTTCTTTAATAAAACTAAATTTCATCCTTACACGTTCACGCCTATTAGTGCTTTCAATAAACGTCCTTCCTATCTGATGATTTTTAATTATAGCTTGTTCGTAAGGTAATCGCAAGCTATTTGCATAACTGTTTGCGGCAATAAAACTTGTTTCAGGCACAGGAACTACAACTTGATCAAACGGATCATAAAATTCTGTTTCTTCCTGTGCAAGTGCCTCGCCTATTGCAGTGCGTGTATGATACAAACTAACATCATCCATCTTACTTCCACTGTTTCCAAAGTATATGTACTCAAAGAAACAGTGCTTCCTTTCTGCTTCTGCAAATTTATGTATGTGCCACCATTTGTTTGGCATATCCACGCTAATCGCACAACCTGGAGGAACATCATACGACCGCATATGTAAGTTATCTAGCACAGAGCTTTCACTTGCAACTACTAGATGGTCTTTG